TAATAAACCCATATTGTTATTGTTTTAGTATAAATATTAAAATTAAGCAGATCTATATGAATTTTGTATCAATCCAGCTCCTACTGATTTAGAATCAAGTTTCACATCCCATGATTTATCATTCATTTTTGTTATTGCGGCTGTTACTTGATTAATAGCTGATACCATTGGTGTAATATCCATAGCTGGAGTAGATTTTATTGATGTTATTTTTCCGTTATCATCTCCTAATAAATTAGTACCTACTTTAATTTTCCCATCAGCACCATACATTGCTTTATCTTTTGGATCCATTTGTACAGTACCAAATTCCCCAGTCATTACTGGTCCTTTATTTGGATCTACAACACCATCTTTCATTAAACTATAACCTAATCCAACTACTCCAGCAGCAGCAGCTCCACCTAATATCCATCCAATCCCTGGAATTTTTGCTGCTGATTCATAAGCAGCCATTGCAGCTGATGCTATACTATTAAGTGCTTCTCTAATAGTTATTGCTAAACCACTTCTTTTAAGTGAAAGAAGAACAGTTTCTATTCCTACTTGTAGTTTTTTAGCTCCGGATATTGTTCCTTCAATAGCTGCTGAACTAGCTAATTGAACGTTATAAGCAATTCTAGCTATTAAACCTTGTTTGTCCATTAGAAGACCAACTTCTTTTTGTCTATTTAAGAAAAATACCTGTCCCATTTCTTGGCCTTTTAAAACAAAGGCCGCTCGATCAAGTCCTAAACCTACTTGTTTAGCTACATTAAATCCAGCATATAAAGCCCCAATTGCAGTTAATGGGTATATCATTCTATTTATTAAATCTAATCCACTAGCTAACATTTCTAAGAATGAACCTAACGGACCAGCTAATAGATTACCAATAACACTTTGTAATTTTAACATAGCTGCGTTAAACTTCTCTTGTATATCTTGACGTTTAGCAGCCTCATCCGCTTCTTCGGCAGTAATTTGAGCTAATGATTTGCCTGAAGCTAATGCCATTTCACGTTTAGCTAATTGATTAGCTAATTCATCTGATGTAGTACCTAATGCTTCAGCAAATGATTTTTGAGCAATTACATTCATGCCACTAAACTTAGCAGCCGTCATACCTTGAGCTGCTAATTCTTCAGCAACAGTAACTTGATCACCCATTAAAGCAGCTGCTCTAGCACGTTCAAGATTTAATTGTTGACCAGTAATTAATTCAGCTTTTAATTCATTTTCAATTGATGATTGAAAATCAAGTAAAGATTCACCTTGTGATTTTGCTTGTTCTAATGAAGTACCTAATGCTTTAGTTGCTACAACACCTCTAATTGTATTTTCAGCATTATAGCCCATGTTAGCAGCTAATTGGCCTGTTACTTTAGCCGCTTCAGCCATTGCTGCTCTAAAAGGAACACCAACATTTAATGAATTACGAGTAGCAACATATCCTCTTAACATTGATTGGTATGTTGCTTCAGATGATTGTCCAGTTAATACTGAAAATCTATATACACCTGCTGCTTCATCACCTGTTAATCCTAACTGTTTAGTTAGTTTAATTTGAGTTGTTAAAGCATCATCTGAATATTCAGATACAAATCCTGTAGATTCTGATAATTGGTTAAAGGCTTCATTTAAATTAGCAGTAGTGACATTTAAATTATTAGCTGTTCTTTCAATAACTCTAAAGTTACTTTGTACTCTATCAGCATTATCAGCACCATAACCTAAATTTTTTCCTAATTCAACTGATTGTTTACTAGTATTGATTGCAGCATTTAAAAAGAAACTAAAAGCTTGTTGAAGTAGAGCTAATTTAGTAACAGGATCTGTTAACGCATCACCTATACCTGATATTAATCCTTTAGTAGCAGCAGTAATAACTTTCCATTTATCTCCGGATTTAGCGGCTTCCCGCATATCGTCTTTTAAATTTTCAAAAAACTCACTACTAACGCCTAATTTACCTAAAGAATTTACAATACCATCTACTAATTTGCCTGATATTCCTAAGGTTTGGATTATTTTTATTTCTTCTAATTTTCTTCTTTGGATTATATTTAATAATCGTTGAGCGTAATTATTCTCATCTTGTCTTAATCGTCCTGATTCGGTAAATACACCGTTTAATTCAATTAATTGATCTAATTCTTTATTTGAAAGATCATTACTATTATATCTTAATTGTAAATCTTTTCTTCTTTCATTTAGATTTTCTAATTCAATTTTTGATTTTTTATCTAAATCTTTTATATTTTGAAGACTTAAACGACTTAAATCTCTAGCATCATATCTTAATTTATCTGAAAAACTTCCTAATTTTGCATAACTTCTATTTATTCTATTAGAAGTATCATCCCATTTTCTTAAATCATCTAAAACATTTTTAAATGTTCTACTTAAATCATTAAGTTCATCATCTAATTCAGCAAAGTGTCTTTTAGCATTTTCTAATTCTCTATTAAAGTCAGCAGTACTATTTTTAATAGCGTTCATTCTATTAACTAAGTCTTGAGCACTTAACCCAGAAGCTCTAAGATACTGTTCAATCTGTTGTAAATCTTTGGGATTTGGTGAATTATCAGCCATATACTACATTATGATATAATATAAATATAAAAAGCACCTATTTTTTAGGTGCTTTATATGAATATGTAGGTGTATTATTTTTAGGAGCTATGTTTGGACGAGCGATATCTTTTGAAGTAGATTTATTTGTTAATTGGTTTTGTTGTTTTTCATATTCTTCTTTTTCTTTATCGTAATGCTCTTTTAATTTATGAAATGTAAATTTACGAAGCCATATAGGCATATCATAAACTGTTTGCCAATCATATCCTCCATTACCATGAAATACTATTTCATGTATTTGTGAGAATAAATAACTTCTATACTCCAGCGTCAGGCCAAAAAAAGTTTAGTCCGATAGGAACCATTACACCCTCCTGTGTGTATCCATCTTTTTCGATATCAATTTTCATATCAACATCCGGCATTACTTGGTTATAATAATCGCGTAAAGCACGTGAATCTTGCGCAGTAAGATATTTGTCGACGAATTCACGTATATCTTTAGCCTCGCGCGTACCCTCAACTGATGTTATCATGAATTTCAAACGAGTAGTTAATTCAAATGAATCATTTGGATATAATTTTTTTAATCCTTTTAGTTCTTGATCAATCTTTTTTTCATCACTTCCATCTAATAATTTAAAAGTAATAGTATTTTTTGATTGAGGTAATTCATAAGTAAATTCATTTTTACCAGATGTAAATAATAATTCATCTACTTCTTTTTCTTTTAATAAAGTTAAATCTACTGTATATTCTTCTTGTTGTCTAGTAGCTTCATTAAAAAATTGAATAGGATAATCTTTACCATATCCTAAAATACGTGCTGCAATTAGGATAGCATTTTTATCACCAATAATTAAATCATTAAAGCTGATTGGAGAAACAACTAATGCTTCTAATAATTTATCGATTGCTGTTCCATTTTTAATATAATTAGCATTAGTTAAAATATCTTCATGTTTCGCAGTCATATAAGACATTTCAATTTCGCCTGAAGATAATGGATTATCTTTTGGATATAATAAACCTTTTGAAGGTAAAGTGATTGTTTCAGTAGGTAATTTGAATTTTGATTCCATATAACAGTTTTATTGTGCGTATATAAATATATAAAAGAAAAAACCCCTCGACAATATGCCGAGAGGTTTTTATACTATTCACAATCAAATTTTAGTAATTCAATACGCAATAATCCATTGCAACTGTTAAGGAGATAGTGGCAGCAGCTTCACCTTGTGACCAATCATAATCACCAAAAGTAGCAGTTTTAACATAAGCACCTTTAACAATCCATTCAGATACTACATCACCTACCGGTCCTAATACGTTTAATACGATATCTTTCTTGTAGAAATCTGAATAACCATCACGTCCTGTTACTGATTCGTGAGCCAAACGAGCCCATTCCATTACGGCTTGAGCACCTGATGGAGCGATTGGATCATAAAGATCTAAACTTAAATCATTCCATTTTACTTTACCTTTAATTTTACGGTAAGTGTTGATATGATCTAATATGATTTCTCCAGCTTCAAATGATGGTGATGAAGCTTTTTTGATCAAATAAGCGGGAATACCGTCTATATACATTATGAACCGGTTTTGAACCTTAGGTTCAAAAGCGGTAAACATAATTTCATTTGCGTCTAATACTGCCATTTTTTATATTCTTGTTTATTATAAATATCTAATTTTTAAATTTCTTATTATGCTGGGAAAGTAGCTCCAGTTGGCTGAAGTGTGAAATCCAAGATAATAAATTCAGCAGTTTTAGTAGGTTGAACATAGATCTGACCAATTAATTGGTTACGATCAATTACATCTGCTGTATTGTTTGTTTCGTCCATTACTACTTTGTAAGCAAATAATCCTTGTTGTGAAACAACTGATTCCATATATGGATTAACTGTTGCTAAGAAACGATTACGTGTTACTGTTGAGTTTTGTTCAAATACTAATTGACGAGAAACTGAAGAAACGTAACGTTTCAAGTTAATCAATAAACGACGAACATTAATACGATCTAATGAAGTAGCACGTTTTTGGAATGTTTTCTGACCAAATGCAACTACTCCTTCTCCTGGGAATGTAGCTAATGGATTAACATTTGCTTCATATAAAGTATCGCGATCATCAGCAGATAATTTCTTTTCTGCACGAATTACTGAACCAATTCCTCCACGATTTAAACCTGCAGGAGCAAACCATTCAGCACCTACTTGATCATTAAATGAATAAACACCAGCCATTACTACGGATGGTGGAACCCATACTGGACGACCTAAATTAGCACTAAATGTTTGAACCCATGGCCAATATCCAGCACCATAATTTGAAGTTGAACCAGCAGCAGCTGATACAGCATTTGCTTTAGTATCACCATAAGCAACTAAATCTACAATTGCAAATGCATCACCACGAGATTCTACTGTTGAAATTGCATCATCATCTGAAATTGAAGCATTAGCTCCTAAGAACATACCTGGAGTTAATAATAAATTAAAATCGTATTCGTCTTTATTTGTAAGTAATGATAATGCTTTTGTATAATCTACATCAGTAAATCCTTGAGAATTTGTTGATGAAGGTGAAATAGCATCAAAGAAAGCAGCACCACCTAAAGTAGTTGCAGCAACGCCACCTGTAAATGTTCCTCCGAATGAACCAGATCCAAGAGCAGGTAATGATGATGAATATTGAGCTTTAAAATTACCTTCATTATCGAATGAATCAATATGTGGCGTTGAAATAGAAGCAACACGAATATATTGAGAACTACCTGCAAACGATCCAGTTAATTGTACGTAAGCTGATTCAGCACCAACTGCGGCTACATATACTGGTTTTTCATCACCAATTTGGCGAGAAATAAAGTTTGGTTGTTGTGGATCTAATGATAAATTAGTCCATGTTTCTAAAATATTTTTAGTTGCAGTTGTATCATCACCTCTACGTACTACTACAGCAAATGTACCTTTTGAGTAATCAACATTTGATATTTCCCAACGAATATTATCAGCTGATCCTGAATCTAAAGCACCTGCTGATGAAATTGAAGACGTATTATTAGCAACATTACCATAATCTCTAACTTCTAAAGTAAATGAAGATGAATTAGCTGTTGATAAAGTTGAACCAGATACGTTAACATATGCCTGAGCGTATGTATTATAAGCAGATGATGAAATAATACGAGTTACAAGTAATGATGTACCACCACCTGAAAAGTATTCTTTAGCTGCTAATGAAGTAAAATATTCAAAGTATTGGCTACCTGATTTAAAAGTTTCGCCAAATTGTGATTGATATTCTGAATATGAAGTAACTACTGTAGGAACTAATGGACGACCTTTAACCGTTGGTCCAACGATTGCAGCTCCAGTAGTAACAGGTCCTCTTGTAACTAATGATTTATCACTTTCGCGAACAAAAACATTAGGTGATATAATTTTTTCTGCCATTGTTATTTAATGATTATAATTTGGGTATTTCTATAATAAATATATAATAGATATTATAAAACGAAAGGTGAACTATAAAAGTTCACCTGTTTCGAAATTAATATTTACATTTGGATAAGTTTGATTTAATTTATCTATTAAATCTTTTTCTTTATCTTGAAGGGTTTTTAAACTCGAATAAAAATTATTTAATTCTGTTTTAACATTATTAATTTGGTTTTGAAGATTATGTTCAACTACTGCTAATTCTCCAATTTGATATGTTATTAATTGAAAATCTTGTTGTAATTGTTTTACTTCTGCTAATTCTTCGTCTGTTATTTTTGTTGCTTTGATCATAATTTTATTTTATACAGGCCAATAACCCATTGGACATGATTTTTCTACTGGTGAATATACTTTACCTTTTAATGGACATCCACATTTTCCACAATAATAAAAATCACCTATATCATTGTGTTTAATAAAAGGACAATCATTACATATAGCAATACGCTGATCTGCTTTTTGTTGTTGTTCTTCTGTTGGATTAAATCCTATAATCCATGATTTAGCAATTTCTACAAATTTATTCATTATTTTACTTCTTCAACTGATGATTCTTCAATTAGATGCTTAAATACTAAAACATAATTATCTTTAGTTTCGATTTTATCTAAATCAGATAATTTAATTTCTGGTAATTTAATTTCTTTTTCTTGATTTAATAATTCACCATATTCATCATTAAAAGCAATATATGCTGGGTTAATGTCTTTAATTGGTTCACCTTTATCGTCAACGTTTTCAGTTTCGATAACCATTGAAATACCTACATTACCATTTGCATCTTCAGTACCGTGTTTTTTAATTAATTCATCACGTAAAGCATCGATTGTTTTCTTTTCTGCTGATAATGATTCTACTAAAGTATTTAAATAGTATTTAGTTACTACTGGTAATTTTTGGTTTAGTAAACCTTCGATAATTTTTTCACCGGTTTGATTATTTGTAGCACCTGCTAATTCAGCTTCTAAATTTAATAATTCAAATAATTTTAATGATTGATTTTTCATTTTTACCTTTATTTTATGTTTTTGTATATAAATATATAATAATTTAAGATTATTTATAAGAATCTCCACCCATCCATAAAACTAAACTTTTACGAATACCTTTAGTTATTGGAGTTACTCGATGCATTAAGAATGATGGAAAGAAAATTGCACATCCTTGTTTTCGTTCAATTGTTTTAAAAGTTCCACCGGACCAAATTTCTAAATCGCCTCCTTCATATTTGTTTGGATCGGATAATTGAACTGAGCAACTGATTTTTCTGTCACTAATACTGCTAGGTCCTATATCAACGTGCCAATCATAATGACCACCACCTTCATAGTAAACAGTATATTGGATAGCATCTATTACTGAATGTAGATGAAATTTCCACATTTCATTATTAGCTTCCATAGCTAATTTGCATATTTTTTCATATACCCAAAATGATCTTTCATCATTATGTAACCATTTTATTTTAGATTTACGAATATTATCATTATTATTTCCAATAATTGTTGCTTCTTGAAATGGATATAATTCTTGTAAATTATTGATCCATTCTAATTCTTCTTCATTAAACACATTTTCAAAAATATAAGGCATTGTTTGATCAATTGATTGATCTCTGGGAAATATTAATCTATTCTCCATATAGGTGTTTAATAATAATTGTTAATGAAACACAAATCCATATTGTATTAAATAAAATTAATGTTGGTAATGATTTTCTCATTGATGCCCAAATTAATGCTGATGATGTTGCTAATGTTAAAAAATGCATATACCATAATTCAATACCAAATATTAATCCGGGTATAATGATAATTGCTTTTGCCATCCAAGCAGCGGCTTCAATCGTATTGTAATCAGTCCAGTATTTTTTATCAAAATACATTTGGTACCGATTCAATATTCTATCATAACCAATAATAAAATATAATAAGGAAATATAAATAACAAAAATAATTGGATAAATCATAACTTTTATTTACTATTATAACTCTAACATATATTCAATGAATACACTATGTTTTATAAATGTATGTTCATTTAATAACATGTTTACTTTAAATTTACTACGATGAATCTCCATTTCTTCTCGTCGCATATCAGACAATATAGCTTCTATACATTCAACTGCAATTTTAGGTTTGAATAATTTTAAACCAGCAAGAATTGAATACCAACTTGGAATACCATATGCTAATAATTTACGTCTTGATGTTAAAAACATCTCATCGGGCATTGTTACTTCACATTCATCTAATAGTTCTTTAACACGCTCCGGCATTTTATTTTTGTCCCTAAATTCAGTCCAAAATTTACTTGTTGATCTTTGAGTTAAATAATGAGTATAAATAAATTCCATATTTTCTCCATTTACAGAACGCATTCTTTCATTATATCGATCAATATAAAATTGATTTTTAGCAATAGCTCCTAAATTATCATCTAAGTATGAATTAAGTGCTATAACTTGAAACATCAGTGATGTGGCCTCTAAAGGTTCAATAAAACCAGACGATAAACCAATTGCAATACAATTCTTTACCCATGGAGTTTCATACATGCCTGCGTCAAAGTCAAATTCTTTTCCCCACTTAATATCATTTCCGAATTTTTTAATTATTTCTTCTTTAGCTTCTTCAACAGTTATATAATCTGAATCGAAAACATACCCACATCCAAATCTATCTTGAATTGGTATTTTCCAAACCCAACCACATTCCATTGCTATTGATTCTGTATATGGAGGAATTTCATCTAAATCATCTAAATCCATAAAGAAACTGATAGCTTTCTTCATCGGTAAATGTTCTTTATATGACATCCATTTTGATTTGTATAATCCACCAATAATTAATCTTTTAAATCCGGAACAATCGAATACAAAATCAGATTTTATTTCTTCTCCTTTTTTAGTTACAATATATTTAATATATTCGTTTTCATCTAAAACAAAATCAACTACTTCATCATCAATATGAACTATTTCTCGTTTAAGAGCAATTTCTTTTAAATAATTAGCTAATAACACAGCATCAAAATGAATAGCATGTGCTCCCATTTGATCTAAATGATATCTAGCACTATCTAATTTATTATTGATATTTTGATTTGGTGTATATTTTACTCTATTAGATTTATTGAGTTTAGAATCAATAAATATTTCATTAATATTTCTACCATAACCTATGGGTTCTAAAGCAAGAATTGGTAGCATTTGACCAGTAATGTTATTAAATTTAAATGGATTAAAATTATCGTGATTAGAAAATCCATTAAAATATGATTCTCCGTCTCCGTTCCAATCCGTAAATTCAATACCATTTTTAACAGTTGCTTTAGCATATTTAAATAAACCTTCAAATGGAATTCCTAAATGTTCTAATGCTGCCATTACATTAGGAGTAGTACCTTCACCAGCACCTAATATTCCGATATCAGAACTTGAAATTACTCTTATTTTAGTAAATGGATAATATTTTTGAATGTAAAGTGCAGTTAACCATCCTGCGGTTCCTGAACCTACTATTGTAAAGTTGTAAATTTGTGCCATAACTTATTTTTGTTTTATACTTGTGGAGGAATATTATATGATGTTGAACTTTGAGGAAACATATCATTTAATTGGATAATATCCCACTGTTGTGTTACTTTATTCCATCTTGGAATTTCTACTGTTTTATCATAGTCTGGGATCGGTATTGGATATTCCCACATAAATGTTGTAGTATTTAATATTACTTGGTCATTTGGTCTTTGTGTATGAAATACATCGTATTCTTCATTATATACACCACCTATTACAGCATAATTAGCTCTTAATGGAGTATCTCCAAATCTGTGCTCATTAGCAAAAGTATTATATGATGTTTGGATCCATCTTCCTTCAAAACCAATAGCGTTTAAGTATACCTCACCACGATGTTCTTCTTCATCTGGTACTTTTAATATATTAACTACAATATTATTTTCGTCTATTTTTGCAAAATGTGCCATATTATTTTACGTCGAAAAAGTACCTGAACTATTAAATGTATGATATGTGTAGCCACCACCTGAAGATACACTTCCACCGTTACAAACCTGACCTCCGGCATACCTAATTCTTACAACACCTGAACCTCCACTACCATTTCTTCCTGGGGAACCAACGTGAGCTATACCACCTCCACCACCTCCAGTGTTTGCGCCTCCTGGGTCTGATGATTGCCATACGTTACTATAATTGTTACCCTCACTTGATGCTCCTTTTCCACCACCACCTGCACCTCCAGGAGCAGCCCAATTCCAATTCCAATTTCCTCCTCCTCCTCCACCTCCATAGTAAGCACCAAAATCGTTTACGTATCTACCATCACCACCTCGACCAGCTCTAGGATCTCCTTGACAAGCATGTTCACCAGCAGCACCAGTTCCACCACCACCACCACCGCCATCTTGGCAGCCTGCATTACCTCCATTGTTTCCAAATCCACCTGGATATCCTGGTATTCCTTGTCTTCCATTATTTCCTTGGTTTCCATTTATACCACCTCCACCACCACAACCACCATTTTCACCATATCCAAAACCCTCAGTTATATATGAACCACCGGAAGATCCACCTCCGCCGCCTCCATTTAAAGAAATTCCACCGAAATTGGCATTACTTCCATTCCCTCCTTTAGAATCATCATCTACCCATTGTGAACCAGCAAAAGCTCCACCTCCACCAACACCAACACTAAATGAGCTACATCTACTTACTGAGTATGATGATACATGATATTGACCTCCGGCACCACCTCCACCAGCAGCACCTGGTGATCCTCCTCCACCTCCACCACCTGCAGCTTGAACCATCAAAGCCATAGTAACTGTATTAGAATATCCATAAAATTCACTCATTGAGTCAGAAGCACTTTTTCCAGCTGCTTGACTTAAGTCTCGCAATGAATAAGAACTATTACAGTTAATCATTTCTGCGCGAATTTGAGAAATACTAATTGCTCCTGAACCTTGTAATGCCATATTATTATATATTAATCAATAATGTAATTAAGAAATTTTATTTAAACCCAAGGAAAT